GTGTGACGGGACTGTTTTAGTAGACGCTCTTAGTCCTTTAAATGGTCAGACGATTCCAGACCTAAACGGAGATAATAGATTTATGCGTGGAAATTCTACGAGTGGGGGAACTGGGGGAAGTGCGACACATACGCATAATTGGAACACAGGAGATATAGGAGGCGGAACGCAGGGAGTTGAATCGGGAGCTAGTTTTACAATTCCTAGGAATTTAACATCATTCGCAGGGTTTAATGATGATGTCACAACAGATGCAGTTTCAACTTTACCAACTTACTACGAGGTGGTTTGGATAATGAGGGTACGATAATGGCACATGACTTTAAAAGATTTCCAGAACTGACGAACAACCAGATGAATCTATACTACTTCGATTCTCCACACCAACAAATAGCAGAAGACTTCGACGCCAAAGTTGTAAATGTTCACGATGGTGACACAGTAAGATTAGAAGTCTCTTGGCGTGACTTCACATTCCCTTTACGGATGTCAAACTTAATGGCGGCGGAGTTGAATGAGGAAGGGGGAATAAGAAGTCGTAATCACCTCAAGGACTTAATCGAGGGCGCAATGGTAGAAGTAATTATAAACAAGATGAATCGAGTGGGAAAATATGGTCGTCTCTTAGGGGAGATTAGACACAAGGGTTTTGATATTGGTCAACAAATGATTGAGGAAGGGTTTGCAGTAAACCTCGACGAGGAACAGACAGGAATTAAAGACTTAAGGATAATATTAGATTTATAATGGCAGATTCAAAAATAGACTCAATGGTTGTAGGGGAGGTTTCACACAATCCCAATTATTCAGTTGATGGGGCAAACCTCGACTCACCACAAGACCAAAAAGAAAGCAGATGGCATAATGCAAAGTGGAGTCAACAACTAGGATATTTCACAATAATCGCAGAACTCAACGCAACCATAAACGCCAAATCCACATGGACTATCGGAAAGGGATTTAAGGCAGACGAACCTACTGAAATGCTCCTCGACACAATCAAAGGAAACGGAATGGACACATTCAACACAATCCTAGAAAACATGATTAGAACCTATTACATAGGGGGAGACTCCTACGCCGAAATTATCCGAGACGATGAAGGAAACTTAATTAATCTTAAACCTCTAAATCCGGGAAGGATAAGTATTATTGCAAACAATCAGGGGATAGTCTCAAAGTACGAAGACAACTACAAGGGAAAAATGACACCATTTACACCAGACAAAATCTTTCACCTCTCACGAAACAGGATAGGAGACCAAATGCATGGAGTCTCTGTTATAGACAGCGTCGAGAATATCATTTTGGCAAGGAACGAATCAATCTCAGACTACAGACAAGTGATGCACGATAACGTAACACCTCGTTGGAAATTCAAACTTAAGACAGACGACCCAGTGGAAATCGCAGCCTACAAGAAGAAGATGGACGCAGCGACAAAATCCGTAAGTACAAATATCTATGAACCTTTCGACGTTTCAGAATCAGAATTAATCACAGTTGCGCCAAATGCAACCCTAGACCCTAAGAAATGGATTGATTCACAGGGAGACTTTTTCTACGAAGCGGTTGGTGTACCGCAAATAATACTAGGAGGAAGTGGCGAGTTTACTGAAGCATCGGCTAAAATCGCTTACCTCGCTTTTCAACAGAACATCGAAGAAGAACAACTATTCATAGAGGAGCAATGTTTATCACAACTAAACATAGTAATCGAATTAGAGTTTCCAGCGTCGCTGGAGAATGAATTGTTAAGTGATAATAAAAAAGATGGAGACGAAACAGAATCTCAACCTTCTGAAACTACTGCGGGGGAAGGACAATGATAGAGGAGGCACTTCTTAATTATGGAATATTGGGGTTGTGGACTGTGACTCTAATCACGGAGAGGTATGTTTTTCAGAGGAACTTAGGAAAAGATTTAAGAAAATTAACGGAGGCGATTAATAGGAAATTATAATGGCAAGAAAATTAACAGAAAACGAGAAGAGAATTTCAAGGAAAACAAACGAAGCAATAAACGCCCAGATGAAAAAGAAAAAAGAAAAGGAAGAAACCAAAAAATCATCAAGAAGTAAATCATCGAATAGGTCAAACAGAAGTAAGAATGTAGCCGAACCTATAACATTAGAAGCGCCAGAGAAACCGAAAGAAAAAGGCAGATTCGAGATGGTGAAGGATTTAGGAAAGGCGATATTGAACCCAACAAAGGAATCATTCAGCCAAGATTTAACAGACAAACAGAACGCAGAATTAAGCGGAAGTCTAAATAGAGGATTAGCTTTGGGTTTGGCAGCGTCGGGAGTGGCTGGGATAGGAAAATTATTCACACAATCAGCGACAACAAAACTAGCATCACACACAGCCCAAGCAGGGGTAAGCTCACCATTGGGAACAGTAGCAAACAACGCAAAGAACTTCGCATTAAAGAAATCATACTTACAGAAACTTGCGGCGGCGGCAAAGAATCCAAAAGTAGTTTTAGGACTATTGGCATCAACACTTTACACATCTTTATTTTGGGCACCAAATGAAAAGGGAGATGCACTAACAACCCTAACAATCGCACAGAGGGACGCATTAAAGAATGGAGACACACAGGCAGTTCTAGAAATAAATGATTTGATACAGGAAACACTAGACATCTCTGCGTCAATCCCAGTTATAGGATTCATTAAGGCAGAGTTGGCTAAATTCAAAGCAGCAGCAAAGGCAAGTCAAACAAGTGCAGACGCTGCGGAAAAGATTGCATCAGAACAGGCAAGGATAGAAGAACAGGGAGAAAGTGATTTCGCAAAATCAAGGAGAGAATCAGACGAAGCAGCGAGAGAGAGGGAATTGGGATATAGGGCTGAGGATGAAGAATTCTATCAAGAAAAAAGAGAGGAAAGTGAAACGAGAGATAGGGAAAAAGAAGAGGAAGAAACAGAAAAATTCGCAAGGATTGATGAAGAAAGGAAGGCAAGAGATGAAGAAGAGAGAGTTGCAGACGAAGAAGAATCCCAAAGATTCGAGGATATAAGATTGGAGAATGAAGCGAGGGATAAAAAGGAGAGGGAAATAATGCAGCGTGTTTGGGCATTGAGGAGAGAGAAGAAATACGCAGAGGCGGACGAATTGGAATTAACAATATAGAAACATTTATATATGAGTATTCTCACTATATATTATGGCAGATGAGGAAACAAATGAAGAACCAAAAGAAAAGACAGACGCGGAGAAAGTTACGGATGATTATAATTCTCTTAAATTGGTTAATGATAAGATGGCTGAGGAGTTGTTGCGGAGTCAGAAACTTAAGGCGGAAATACAAAGGGGTGGGGAATCGAACGCGGGACAAGAAGAAGTCCCTAAATTTACAGAAGAAGAACTTGCATCACAAGAAAGAATTAATACAATAGGTAAAGCGGCGGGGGCACAATGGGCGAAACCAAAGGAAGATTAGGATACGAGGATTGGGATAAGATTGTGAAACTCAAAGAAGATAGTTTGAAATCAATTGAAGCCAATGAAAGAAATCTAGCAGTAGGAAGGGTTGTTGAGGAAGCAAGTTTAAAACAAGCACTAAAGGAAAGAGATAAGTACCCTGGACACGAGCCAAAATCTATGGAAGAAACAGAAACACCGGAAGAAAAACCAGAAGAAGAGTAGACTTGTGGCGCCCACTGACCGCCTATCTAGTAGGGCGGGTAAGATGGACTTTTTAGAAACATTTATATATTACCTTTTTATCTATTAGAGTATGGTTCAAGCAGAGATATGGAAGCTTTTAGGAAACAAGGGAGATAAGATCTCTTTTATTGTAGCTGATGGTTCTACTATTGAGGTTGGAGATTTCTTAGAATTAGCTGATCCTATGACGGTGACTGCACACTCGACAAACGATGATACCCCTATTGTTGGAATTGCGTTTGAAAAGAAATTAGCAAATGATGGAAAGGTTCTTATTACTGGTATAACAAATTGTATATTTAAGGCAACCATAGACGCAGGGGGAACTTGCACTATTGGAGATTTAGTTTCTATGGGGACTACTGCTGGGAAAGTTGAGATTGGCGCAGCAACAGACTTCGAGACTGGATGGACAGTTGGTCGAGCTTATGAAAGCGCAACAGCAGGAGAGACGGGGCTCTTTAAATCTACATTCTAATGGCAGTTCCAGTTGGTGATTCAGATTTAAGGGCAGAAGATGTTGATTCTATCGTTAAGAATTTTGCATTAGAACAATTCACAGGCCGAGGAGTTTGCACAATAATCCCTTCAAGCGCAGAGAAAAATACTTATTACGAAGAAACTGATTCTGATATTACAGCAATCGGAACAACTGGAATCACCGGGAATAATTTCTCGACATCTGATGGGGCCATCATGGAAGAGGTTATGCACACTTGGACGGAAGTTAATGAGAGGATGGTTCAACATGGGGCTACTCATACAATGGGATGGCAGGTTTGGAAGTTATCGGCTTTCGATGTGAAGGCGCGAATGTTGGTGAGAGTTGCGCGGTCTATTTCTTTATCTGAGGACACAGCAATTTGGACAGAGTTGGCAACAACTACAAACACAGCTGGAGCAGTTGCTACATGGGATAACGCAGAAGAAAGTTTACAGCAACCACTTAAGGATATTCTTATTGCGAGGTCTGCTTTGAAGTTGAACAACTGGGACACTAGCACAAATCTATTTATGGCTATCCATCCTACGAACTTGATGGAGTTGATGAACAACCCAGTGATTAGAAACGCAGCAGTATTCTTCACAGATGGAGTTTCAAGAAATGGTATAATTGGAAAGGTTGCAGGGTTCGACATAATTGAATCTAACGCAATGACGGTGAACACAGTCTTGTTCGGAATCCGACAAACAGCAATGTCTCTATATGAAGCCCAAGGGATTACGGTAGTTACGAAAATCGAAGAGGGTGAGAGTATTACAATCAAAGCATTCAATATGAATGTTCCTGTTCTTATAAACAACAACGCTGCGTACAAGCTAACGGGGGTATAAAATGACAGCAGGTGATGTTGAAGTCATTCGGGGCTCACTAGATTCTAGGAAAGCTATGGCTCTTGATGGTACTGATGATTATATATTAGCTGATGCTCATGCTGTGGCGAGAGTTGCAGGCAATGACACAGTTGGAACTTATACTGCTTGGATTTTTGTGGATGATGTTACTTCAGATTATACTATTCTAAGTGCTGGAGATAATAGTTCTGTTAATGAATTTTTACAATTTAGAGTAGATTCGGGAAATATTTTGGCGATTAAATTAGAACATGGAGGAGCAACACAATTTTTAGTAAGAGAAACAACAGGCTCAATTCCTTTAAAAAAATGGACTCACGTCGCTGTCGTTCAGAATGGAACAAGACCAATACTTTATGTTAATGGATTAGCAGTTATAATGACAGACACAGTTTCAACAGACTTGACTTTTTGGTACGATGAATTAACTCTAACGGATAAATTTGCGATTGGAGTAAAAGAAAGTAATGCAACGCATACTGATGATTTTAAAGGAATGATTAGCGATGTGAAATATTGGAATCTTGATCTAAATGCAAAACAGATCTTTGATGATTACGCTGGAGAAACTGCTGACCCTGCTGTGACTGCAAAACTACAATCTCACTGGGATATGGATGGAGATGTTACTGATGCAGGATTGGGAGCAGACAACGGAACTCCTACAGGACATGCTTATAATTGTGGATGGGGATCTGAATGGTCAAGACAAGTTGAACTAAATGCCTTAACGGCGGACAATGTGACGCACCTTCCTTGTAATAGCAAGGGTGAAGTAACGTCAATCATAATCAAAAACGCATAATGGGAACTAATGAATACTACTACAACGGAGAAAAGATAATCACCTCAGAGGAAGCCCACGCCCTAAAAGACAAAAGTTTATTAATCGTGGCTGACAAGAGTTTTACATTAACGGCGCGTAAAGCGATGGTTAAGGAGATGAAAGATGAGTGATCCAATAAAAACTAGGGAAGTGAGCACGATTAAGTTAGCTATGCAGGTTGCAGGAGCGCATAAGGATGGGGCAACCAGGGCGAGCCATATTGCTGACGCAACAGGAAGCGGTGGGGCAGACGACCAAAAGGTACAGATTAACGCAATTCTAGTAGTTCTTGAAAATTTAGGCTTAATAGCCACGAGTTAAGATGGCTCCTTCTAAGAGGGTTTCTAGGATATTGAAAGCAACTAGTTTTAAACCGATTAAGATGCCACAGAGTACGCCTCTGGGCTCACCGGGCTATGATAACGCTAGGGATGACATTGAAAAGGTTAAGAAACTTCGTGAAGGATCAGTTGTTAAGGTTCCTACACGTGATTTTGATATTGCAAATAAAGCCTACGTAGATTCAAATGATTTCTGGCAACGAGTGGGGGCCATCCTAAGCCCTAAAACTGCAGGAGATGATATAACTACCACGGGAGATTTAGAAGCAAAGGACCTAACTCTAACAACCGCAGGGATAGATTGGAAATCTGTTAGTCGAGGGAATTTCTTAGGACTTCAACCTCAAACCGCAGGACAGTCTTCTTTTGAGTTATGGCAAGGAGATTCAAGTGAGATTATATCTTTTAATATGTGGTCAGGAGGAACACCAGCAAGTATAGCAAATACTAGATTAACCCAATATATAGATTTTGTAGACAGGGTTGAATTCAGGACATTAGGAGTTTCAGGGGGTACTGCAGTACCGATGATAATATCTACTAATTTAAATGCAAATCAGGTTTATCTAGCAACTTCTGGTAGTGTAGGAATTGGAATGTTGCCGACAATCGCAAATGCTTTACAAGTAGGGAAAACTAGTTATTTCTACAAAGATATATACCACGAAGAAAATATTCGTATGGAAAAGGACAATAAAAAACTTTATTTTGGGGTTGGTTCAGACTTAATTATTTACAGCGACGGGACGAATGGAATTATTGATGTGTCTACAAGTTTAAGATTAGGAAACGCAACAACAAATTACACAGAAGTCAAAAGTGATGGAGAGATTAATCTACATGGGACAGCGAGGGTAAAGAAGTGTTTATATATTGGAGCAAATGGAATCAAAGCACCGGGTTCTAAGCCCGCAACGTGGGTTGAGGATGGTTTAACAGGATGTTGGGAATTTGCAAACACAGCAGTCGCAGCCAATCAAGAACAAGTCTCGGGAACTCTAAAGATTCCATGCGTGATGGATAGAACAGTTGCCCCTACATTTAATATCGGTTGGCATTGTTCAACAGCAGATAGTGGAAATTGCAAATGGCAATTTGAATATTTATGGGTTGGGCCCAATGAAGATATGACAGCAGCAGCACAAGAAACTCTAACCGTAACAAGTGCAGCATCAACAACCGCAGAGGGTTTAGTAGTGGCAGAAGTTACTGGGATAGATTTACCAGCGTCGACAGATGTCGCTATGTTATGGAAAATTACAAGATTAAGCGCAGATGCTAACGACACCGTCGAGGAAGTTGCACATATTAGAGGACAGTTTATGGAATATACTTCTGATAGATTGGGAATAGCATTATAGAAAGGTTTAAATAGGTGAGTATACTCACTATAGTATGAAACACTTAAGATTATTCTTTGAAGACTACGAGTTTGCGAAGATGTTGAAACTTAAAACAAAACTGGGAATCACTTGGAAAGCTGTGATAAACAGAGGATTGAAAGGAGGTAAAGATGGAAAAAGTAAAATTAACTAAGATTGAGGAAAAGAACAATGGTGTTGTTGTCGTTGGTTTCACGTCGGGGTTCGATGATGTTGGTGAGGCTACAATGAATACAAAGTGGCAGGAGAATGAAATTGCTTATTTGAATCAAGTAGGAATCGGGGGTATTGTTTTGTTAGAGATTGAACAGAAGGGACAGTACACTAATATAACAAAGGTCGATATGCCTGTGCCAGTTTCGGCAGAAGGAAAGGAGACTTATGATAAGTACAAAGGCACAATCACAGAGAGTGAGAAGATTGCTACTCCAAAGGCTGGTCTATTGAGTGTTAAGGATGTACAGATTATCTCACAATGTATGATGAAGTGTATGTTTTATGCTAAGGCTCCAAGTAGTCCTGATGAAGTCTACGAGGCTTATCAATATTTTGCCAAGAAACTAGAAGAAAATGGGTAATACCTCTTGTGACTCTTGTTACTCTTGTGACTCTTGTAAAGCTTGTACCTCTTGTGACGCTTGTAACTCTTGTGACTATTGTAACTCTTGTAACTATTGTGACTATTGTGACTCTTGTGACGCTTGTAACTCTTGTGACTATTGTAACTCTTGTAACTATTGTGACTCTTGTAACTATTGTGACTCTTGTAACTCTTGTGACTCTTGTAACTCTTGTGACTCTTGTAGAAAATGCAAGAATCTAGTAAATGGGTTTATGTGTATAAATTTAAAACTGGAAGAGAAGGATGATTCAAAATACTGGATTTTCAACAAAGAAGTTAGCAAAGAAGAATGGGATAAGCGTTGGGGTATTGGAAAGCCTGAGGTATGCTCTGAATGTGGAAAACCATTAGAAATACAATGAATGGCAAAGCGTACGAAATCGCAAAGAAAGCGGTCGAACTATGCAAAGTCCTTCGGAGTAAGCGATATATCGAAGTCACGCCGAAAGGAAATAGAAACGTCTGGTGTTAAAGATGGAAGTAGTTAAACTAGAAGGAGTATTGATGGACAACAACGAATTTATCTGTTGTGGTAAATCTAT